GGTTATACTTGTCCTCGCCCATCTCTCGATAGGCAGCCTTTAGCTCGGATTCAGGCAAAATCCCTGTCTGGCTAGCCTTGAACTCTAGGTACTTCCAGCCTTCCTCGGACTTGGATCGTTCGGCTAATTCAGCGAAATGGTTAGCCCCTTTAGGAGTGCCAATGAACAAGCAATAGCCAAGACGATCTGCCAAGGCTGGACGAATGATCTCGTTCCAAATTTTAGGGTTCTGGTCTCCAACCTCGTCAATGCAAACTCCGTCAAAATACTGACCGCGCAGAGAATCGGGATTGTCAGACCCATAAAGACTAATCCTCCTGCCCCAAAAATCAACCCGTAACTCAGCAATGTTTGCGCTTCCATTTAGCGGTCTCGTATATTCCAGCAGGTAATCCCAAGCTACCCTCTTGGCTTGGCTATAGGTCGGAGCGATATACGCAAACCGAGGATTCGGCTTCTCGCACTCTATCGCTGTTTTGATAAGGTGGTTAATTGCCGAAACAGTCTTTCCCATGCGACGATGGGCAACCACCACAGTAAAACGATGCTGCTCAATCGCATCATGTATCTCTAGCTGCTGATCTCTGGGATCGTACGGAATTAAAATTTCCACTTAACGTATCCGCAGTTCAGGCACTTGTTGTTCACTAGGAACGCACTGCAACTTGGGCAGTTAATCATCTTGTACGTCATCTTTAGCCTTCCCGCCCCATCGGACGATCATTTCCTGTGCGCCACCATTAGCCCCAGTAACCTCTTGCTTCTGCGTTTCAGCCCATCTCATCTGAGCCTTAGTCCACCAGATCAACGCAGTTGTATCCCCGCCCTGAGCCTTGCTAAACAGCGTCTTGGCTATCTGTGCGCTGGCTTTAGCCTTTCCTACGTCTAGCTCAGTCCGATAATGTTTCCGCAACGTCTTATCATCGATGCCTATCAATGCGCCTATCTGCTCATGTGGCAAGCCTAGACCAGCCGATGTCTCGACTATCCGCTTGTTTTCTTCTGTTGGCTTATGCTCTACCATTTTATTGAGGGTAAATGTTACTCATCTGTTAACAATACGGCTTTCTTGCCGGTGAAATCTTCCCATCTCTTTACTATTACATCACAGTATTTAGGGTCTAGTTCCATCATTCGCGCTTGCCTTCCTAGCTTCTCGCAAGCAATCATCGTGCTGCCTGACCCGCCAAATAGATCAGAGACTACATCACCACCCTTGCTGGAATTTTGCAATGCTCTTTCTATTAAAGCAACAGGCTTAGGAGTAGTGTGACCTTCTACTCTTTCTTTATCAAATTTCCAAACGCTAACCTGCTTTCGGTCTCCATAAAACGAATGGCTACCGTCTTTCATCCAACCATAAAGACAAGGTTCATGCTGGCTTTGATAGTCTGTTCTGGATAATGTTAGGCTGTTTTTTGCCCAAATTATCATGCTACTAAAATGGAAAAATTCCCTAAAAACCTGATGAAATATGTCCGCACACTTGTCAGAATGGAAAACATAACAAGCCGCGCCAGACTTGGATGTCGCAAAGTAATTACCAAACGAGCCGCGGAGTAATTCCTCAAGACCACCGCGGTCATCGTTGTTGATCCCTTTATAGTCAACGCCATACGGAGGATCAGTAAACACCATATCGGCTTTCTGACCATCCATCAGCTTCTCTACCGCATCAATGCTCGTACTATCCCCACACATTAACCGATGATTGCCAAGTTGATAAATATCTCCTAGCTTCGTCTTAGGCTCTACCGGAGTCTCAGGTACGGCATCCTCATCCGTTAACCCCTCAACCTGCTCAGGCTCCAGTAGCTTATCTAGCTCTTTAGGGTCGAATCCGAGTACATCCATCTCGAACCCTTGTTCCTTTAGGTCGGCTAGTTCCAACGATAACAATGTCGTATCCCAACCTGCGTTCATGGCTAGTTGATTGTCGGCAATAACGTAAGCTCGTTTCTGGCTCTCCGTCATGTGCGCTAACTCAATAACCGGAACTTCCTTCTGCCCTAGCTTTCTTGCAGCCAGCAACCTTCCATGACCAGCTATAACGCCGCTTTCCCCGTCCACAAGGATAGGGTTAGTCCAGCCGAATTCTTTGATACTTGCCGCGATTTGGGCTACTTGACCGTCAGAATGTGTCCTACTGTTCTTGACGTAAGGGATGAGCTTCTCTACTGAGACAGTCTTTATCTGCACTTTGCACTACCTTTCCGGTGTCATGCGTAAATAAGTTCGTACATATCCGGGCGGTTTTCCATTATCCACGCCCTCGGTTCCTCATGGCATTTCTTGAAATCAACGCCTATCGTCTGGCTCCCTGCATGATGCACATAAGCCCTACTGACGAAATGCTGATAACCAGCCACGTTTAAGTCATTACATATTATATTATCTGAATACCAATTTATTGACGGGAATTTAGCTACGTTCCATGCTTCCCGGCTAATACTTGCCCAGATCGGCGCAATTACTGGCGTTACCTTAATCTGCTGCTCACTTTCCCACCCTAGCGCACTACGTCTATCCCCATCGACTGGGAACCGTATGTTCTGATCCGGCAATACATAGTCCGATCTTGCACCCAAAAACCCGACTTTATAGCCCTTATCCTTCAAAATCTGGCTATCCTCTTTCATTAACGATAGCGTATTTGGATTAAGAACCACGTCATCGTTAGCTAAAATCAATGAGTCAAACTTTCCATGCTGAAAGGCATAATCAACGGCTGCGTTATAAGCATCTCCGAAATTGGTAGCAGGATTGGGTCGGTATATGAGACTGTCGCAGATTTCTCTTGCTCTAGCCCAGAGTCCCAAATTATTAGAGCAAAGGTATATGGGCAACTTGTCACCATAGCAACGAATCGACTCCAGCAGAACCGTAATTCCGGGGTTATTTACCGTACAAATTACGATTGCTTGCATATCGCCCAAAAGTATAAGTCTGCCGGGTTATCATTAGTTATAAATTCATAAACTTCAAACTTACCCAGATCGCAGCTTTCCCTAAAGTCCTGCTCCGTTAGGTTCCGGTAATAATCACCGCAAAATGGCGCATCCTCCGGGCTTGTACGCCTCGTTCCATGCTCAGGTCTGCCCGTAGTAGCACAGGTAAAGAAAACCAGCCCAGAAGCCATCCTAGCCATGTTATTGAAGGTCATTACCCACTCAGGGTTATGCTCAAAACACTCGCAGCTAGCAACAACGTCAAAACTATTGTCAGGGTAGGTAAGCTCCTCACCCCTAGCCACCACATCAACCCCTCGTCCCTCACCCAGATCAACCCCGGTATAGTCGCAGCCGACGAAGAATTGCCGGATAGAACCGTTAATATCCAGACTTCCTACCTCTAAGACCTTGGATTCGTAGAAATACTGAGGAAACCGCTTCTTTAGACCTGCAACAAAGTCTAGCTGGCTCTGGTGGCTCACCACTTCACCTTATCTGCCCAATATGCGGCTGACATCTTGCCTTTAGAGATATTGGACGCATGACGAGCCTTAAATGAGGCTCTACGGGCTTTATCTGCTGCCGACTCACCTTCCCTAGCCGGAGACCCTGAAACGCCCTGTTGACCGAATCTAATGAGTTTTACCTGCTCACCCGACTTGGCTAGAACAGCATGGCTTTTTGTAGGATGACTAGGAGTCCGCTTAGGCTTGTTATAACCAGCAAACTCCTCTTTGCCACGCTTAATCATTTCTTCCTCGGCTTGGCTGTCTTAGCTGCTTCCTTAAACGCCTTCGCAGTTGGCGCACCTTTAGAACCCGGCTTACGCATCTTCTCGCCACTACCCTCAGCAATACGTTCACGTTTTCGGTGAATATTGGCATAGAGTCCGGGCTTCATTTCTTACCTTTCGCGGCTTTACGCCCTTCGCTCATAGCAATTGCAACGGCTTGTTGCCTAGATTTAACAACCTTGCCGCCTTTGCCTGAGTGCAAAGTACCTTCCTTGAATTCACCCATGACAGACTTAATTTTCTTGTCCATCTTCGACATCTTCTTCATACGACCTCCAGATAGCCACGTTCAAAAAGTAGCCCTACGGTCTTACGATGGGCTTCTTCCCACATTTCTAGCCTCTGCTGCTTACTCAGATTCTTGCCCTGATCTAGTTCCAAATGGCAAATAAAACAAAGGCTAGCAATTCGATAATCACTAGCCTTTATACCCTTTCCTTTACCATCTCGCAACTGATTCGAGTGGGCTGCCACTACCGTCCCGTCCTCCCTGCCACAATGCTGACAAGGTAGGTGTCTGGCTCTCTCAAGTAGCTTCTTGCTTCTGTACATTAAAGTTTTTAGCCGGATAATTTACGAAACTCTCGCCCTCATTGCACTCCTCGCAGCAGGTAACGATCTCGCCAGATAAGTCCCTAGCCCTCGGAACCTCATCCCAATCTACTACCCAACCGCAATACTCACATTGTGCCAAATTGCTATCGTCTGGTACGGCTTGTAAGTCATCCATTGTTCTTCTCCTTCAGCTTGGCTTCCCAATAACGAGCCAATATCACCCCATCCTCATCGCACACAGACAAATCCTCCTCCGTCAGCCCCTGCCATTCGCGCTGTGGTGGGGCGGTGTAGAGCGGGACGTAGAACTCAGGGTCTGTCTCGCAGACTTGTGCAAATGATGGGGTTCCATCTGCATACGTTCCTTCAATGAACCACGCCACCGGCTCCTGCTCTATTCTTGCTGGCGTGATGTGCTTCATTGCCCAATCCAACCACTCGGACGCAGACATGTTGTAGTACCCGTCTGGGCCAACAGTAGAGAGTTCCTCACCTAGTCGTAATGCAGCGTTTTGCCATTCGCTCTGTGGTGGGGCGGTGTAGAGCAATGTTTTGTCAGGAACTTGCTTGCCAAACAACCAGCAAATATTTCCTCGCTCGTTGTAATCTACTTGTGCCACCGGCTCCTGCTCTGGCTGCGCGAGTCGAGCG